AGTCGAGCACCCGAACGATCCCGTCACGCCGTCGAACTGGATCGTCTACGCAAAAGGCATCGCATTCAACATTCGCCGCGGCGAAGGGGAAATGAGCGACTTTCTCCTGGCCGACCTGCTGGTGATGGACAGGGGTGCGATTCACGATGTTCAGACCAAGCGTTTGCGTGAAATCAGCAACGGATACGACGCCACATATAAACAGATCGCTCCCGGACGAGCGCGCCAAACGTCAATCGTCGGGAACCACGTAGCACTACTGTCAGGCTCTGCCCGCTGTGGCGAAGCCTGCTCAGTGCAAGACTCAAAACCCTCCCTAGGAGATTTCCCCATGGCTGTTAAGAACGGCGCCGACTCCCTCCGGGATAAGTTGCGCAAACTGTTTATGACGCGCGACTCGGATGCCTTCGAGAAAACGCTGTCGGAAGAAGTCAAGGATGAGGACGGCACAGAAAAGAACGTGCCCGACATTCACATCCATATGCCTGGCGCTGAAAAGACCGGCGGCGACGAAACCAAAGACGACGAACCTGCCGACCCGATGGCCAAGGTCATGACTGTGCTGGATGGTCTGGCGCAAAGCGTCTCGTCGATCGGTGAGCGGCTCGCAAAGCTGGAAGGCGGCACCAAGGACTCGGACGAAGAAAAGAAGGACGAAACCAAGGACGATGTTCCGGCGGATGAAGATGATCCAGATGCGGATCCCGACACGAACGACTCCGAACCGGACGACAAGGATGATAAGGACGACAAGAAGTCGACCAAGGATTCCGCCTCGTTCAAGGACGAATTCCAGGACGCCAAGGCGCGCGCCGAGATCCTCGCCCCCGGCGTGAAACTGCCGACGTTCGACGCGAAGCTGGATGCCAAGAAGACGGCGGACGCAATCTGCGTACTGCGCCGTCGCGCTCTCCGCACTGCCCTGACCAACGACAACGCGTCACTGGTGAAAAGCATCGTAGGCGATGCGGATGTGGCGAAGATGCCCTGCGGTATGGCCGCGATGGCCTTCAACGCTGCGTCGGAGCTCGTCAAGCAGAAGAACATGGCATCGAAGACGGCAACCGCCGACGCGAAGCCCGAACCGAAGAAAGACCTCAACCAGATTCATGCTGAATTCTGGTCCAATCGTAAGTAAGGAGCCGACATGCCCTCGTTGCAAGCTTATACATTCCGCATGCCGGCTGGTTTTGCCGGCGATCTTCAGCGTGCTGAAGTGGCGACCATTGAAACCCAGCAGATCAACACGAGTGCTCCGCCGACCGTCTATGGCGTAGCCGTGAAACTGGTCTCGGGCACCATCCAGCCGATCAACAACTCGGCTGACACTGCCGCCCTGGTCTACGGTATCAACCTGCGCCCCTACCCGATCCAGGGTAACGGCACCGACCCTCTTGGCACGTCGACGCCACCGGTTTCGGGCGTGACCGACATCCTCAAGCGCGGCTATGTGAACGTATCATTGGGCGGCACGACTGCTGCTGCCAAGGGCGGCACTGTCTATGTGCGCGTCGCTACGCCGTCCACTGGCAAGCCGCTGGGCGGGTTCGAAGCCGCATCCGATACGACCAACACCGTCGCCCTTCCGTCAAACACGTACTTTACCGGCCCTGCCGATGCGTACGGTGTGACTGAGGTGGCGTTTAATATTTGAGACCCCGGCGCCTAATAGCGCATCCGCTTACAGACCCGCTTCGGCGGGTTTTTGCATTTCTGGAGCCATTAAATGGACATGTCTGTTCAAAAGTTTCTCAAGCGCCGGGAAATCGCTGAAGCGTCGCGGAAAGTCATCCGCCGTTTCACGACCGACGAACAATTCACATACGACCGCGCAACGGTTGACTCGACTGGCGTATTCCTGGTTGGGCAGCTCGAACGTCTGGACCAGACGCTCAATGAGCCGCTGGTCGAATTCACCTGGTCGCGCGACATCGAGATTCGCACCGACGTTTCGCCGGCTGATGAAATCGCATCGTGGACGAACTCCGCTTTCGCGATGTCCGGCGGCATCAATCCGGGCGGCCTGAACTGGATTTCGAACGAAGGCAACGCGATCGCCGGCCCGTCGCTGGACATTGGCAAGACGCCGCAACCGATGCGCCTGTGGGGTGCTGAAGTCAAGTACACCGTTCCCGAACTGGTGAAGGCCCAGAAGCTCGGCATGCCGGTCGACGCGCAGAAGGTCGAGGGTATGAACCTCAAGCGCAACATGGACCTGGACAATATCGTCTATTTCGGTGATTCGTCCATCGGCTTCACCGGTCTGGTGAACTCGAATTCGGTCGTGGGTGGTTATTCGAACGTGGCGAACGGCGCCGCCGGCACGCCGCAATGGACGACAAAGACGGCCCTCGAAATCCTGAAGGACGTCAACGAAGTGCTGACGACCACATGGTCGAACTCCGGCTGGAAGGTGCTGCCGGATACGCTCCTGCTGCCGCCTGCACAGCTTGGCTACATCGCCAGCCAGCCGGTCAACCTCGCAGCACAGAAGACCATTCTCGCGTACATCATCGAAAACAACATCTGCGCGCAGCAAGGCCAGAAGCTGAACATCCTGCCGCTGAAGTGGTTGATTGGTGCGGGCGTGGGTGGAACACCTGGAACGATCGGCACGGTCGACCGCATGGTGGCGTACAACAAGAACAAGAAGTATGTCCAGTATCCGATGACGGAACTGCAGCGTACGCCTTTGGAATATCGCTCGCTATTTCAGATAACTACTTATTGGGCGCGCTTCGGTCAGGTGGAATTCCGCTACGGCACGACGTTGTCCTACCGCGACGCAATCTAAGCGGAAGCCGGGAGTCGTTGTAATATAGACTTCTCCCGGCTTGTTCAGGAAAGAATATGAGCTTAATCACGACACGAATCGCCAATCAGGACTTCACCCTGACCCGCGACGATTGCCGGCCGTTGTATTTCAAGGCCGGCGATGAAATTCCCGCCGAGTACGAAAGACACTGGTTCGTGCGCCTGCACACAGACGAAGCGCAGGCAGAAGTTGTAGAACCTGCCGAAGAGAAGCGCAAACCCGGTCGACCCGCCAAGCCATGAGCCTGACGCCCACTCAATTCCGCAGCGACTTTCCAGAGTTCGCCAATACGGCGGTCTATCCCGACGCACTCGTACAGACGTGGCTGACGGTGGCGGCTTCGCTCGTCAACGGAAGCAGGTGGATGGAGTTGACCAACGTCGGAATTGAGCTGGTCACGGCGCACCATCTGGTGCTGTCGCTGCGGGACCAGACAGCGGCGTCTGTGGGCGGCGTCCCCGGCATCATGACCGGGCCGACCTCGGCGAAGTCCGTCGATAAGGTCAGCACGAGCTACGACACTGGGGCGGCGGCGCTGGATGGCGCGGGCTTCTGGTCGCTGTCGAGCTATGGAATCCGGTACCTCAGTTTGGCCCGCATGATGGGCGCAGGGGGCATGCAGATCAACTGAGGTTCGCATGAAATCTGGCGCGACGATGACATCGGACAAGATGGCAGCGCTCATCCGGTCAATCAGTGCGCTCGCCAAAAAGGATGTGCTTGTCGGAATCCCTGACAGCGCGCCCGAACGCGAAGACACGCCGATGACGAATGCGCAGATCGGGTATGTGATGGAAACCGGTTCGCCGGCCCATAACGTGCCCGCCAGACCGTTTCTGGTACCTGGCGTTCAGGATGTACAGGATGAGTGCGCCGAGCGGCTGAAGCAGGGTGCAACAGCAGCGCTGGATGGCAACGATTCCGGCACCATGCGCGCGCTGACGACGGCCGGCCTGATTGCGGAAACCTCAGTCAAGCAGAGGATCGGCAGCAACATCCCTCCTCCGCTCTCGCCGGAAACGATCCGCAATCGTAATCGAAGCCGGCAGACGCAGAGCATGCGCAAGAGCGAGAAGGATTATCTGAAGGCGGTAGAGGGCGGCACGGATCCAGCGCAAGCGCAGGAAGCAGCTGGCATCATCGCTCTCGTGAATACCGGCGGTCTGCGAAACGCAGTCACTAGCCTGGTGCGCGAAAAGAAGTAACCAGCCTCACAACCATACGGAGCCTCGATTCGTCGGGGCTTTTTCATTTCTGGATCCGATATGTCGCTCGCTGCATTTACGCCGACAGGCCAGGCCGCGCTTGTCGCGAACGGCACGTCGTCAAACGTCGCCATTCCGCTCACTGGTACACCTACCCAGGTGCTGCTGACGAATCTGGGCCTGATCCCGGTGTTTGTTGTGCTGGGCACGTCGAACACTGCAGTTGCTACGGTCGCGACGGGGATGCCGATCCTGCCGGGAACGAGCCTGCCGCTAGTGCTTAGTACGAACACCTATCTGGCTGCTATCACGACTGGCGATCCCGTTTCCCTGCGTATCAGCGCCGGAACCTGACCATGCCGCTGCTCGACGTAAGCGAAATCCTACTTGACCCGGATTTCGTGGATAGCCTCGTCTGCGCACGCAACACACAAGTAGTCGGTGACGATGGGCTGGCGGTCGATACGCCGACCGCGACCCCCTTCTACGGTGTGGTAACAAACAACACCGGCGACCTGCTGATGCGCCTTGCAGAAGGTTCGCGTATCACCGGATCGATCACCGTGCACAGCCAGTTCAACCTGATTGCTGGCGCGGACGGAATTGATGCCGATATCGTCACCTGGAATGGGCGGCAGTACACGGTGACGAACGTGGGCGACTGGTCCAGGTTCGGCATCGGCTTTACCGCCTCAAATTGCGAACTTATCCCGCTC